GCCCGTACCCAACCGCCGCTGTCCTCAGCGCATTATCCCGTAGGGGCGAGGCATGCCTCGCCCCTACCATTTCCTACCTCATTGCCTAGCTGTACCCCGTTGCGATCGTGTAGCTGCCACCCGCGGCCAGCTCCATCACCACACCGTTCAGCCGGTTCCCGCAGCCCAGCCCGAACCGGTGCCGCCAGAACGAGCTCTCGAACGGGAACTGCTCATCCCGCGCCACCAACTGCAACCCGCGTCCCAGCCCCGTATCGGCCGGGTCCACCCGCATCTTCAGCGGTTTCGGCGCATCCAGGTGCACCCCGATCATGTACGTCGCCGGCACCCAGTCCCAGCGGATCACCCACACGCCGTTGGTCCGCCCGATCACCGCCCCCGGCAGCCCTGCCGGCAGCCCCATCACCTGGTTGATGTTCGCCCCAGGCTGGATGTACCGGTCGTTCACCGGATCGTAATCGGTCAGCGCCTCCGTCTCCGGCTGCTCCGCCCCGTTGATGAACACCGCGATGTTGTACCCGTCGCCGCTGATCCCATAATGATGGATCAGGTCATCCCGGATCGTCACATACGGATTGTGGCTGTCGTCGATCGCCGTTGCGATATACCCGCTCTCCAGGTAATGGTCCTCCGTCGCCTCGCTCTCGCTGCCCAGCACCGGCGGATACACCACCGCGTCGCCGTTGGCCAGCGGCTGGATCGTCAGACTGCCCCACAGCGGGTCCGTGAGCGTGTCCGCCGTGTTGTTGATCAGCGCCTTCAGCAGTTCGAACCGCACCGTGTTCGCGTTCTGCAGCACCACCGTGCTGATGTGGTTGTCCAGCTCCTGGACCGTCATATATGCCATGTCCACATCGTTGCCCGCGATCTGCGCCCCGAAATCCTCCAGCGGCAGCGCCACATCCCAGTACCCGTACGCCTTCACCGCGCCATAGCGCCCGTCCGGCCCACGTCGCTGCAGGTGCCCGCCGCCCGGCAGCTTGTACCTCATTTTGTAATTCTCGGTCGTCTCCTCCACGAACACGCCGAGAAACTGGTTCATCTCCTGGTTGACCCGGTCCAGGTATTTCCGCGCCTCCTCGAACAGCACCTGCTGCCCCAGGGTCGCCGCAAACACCCGCTCCGTATCGCTGATGTTCAAATGCCCAAAAATTCCACTCATATCCTCTACCTCCTCGCCTGCCCGCCGTCATGTACGGGTGACGCACCGCCTCGCCTTTTCCTGTAGGGGCGACGCATGCGTCGCCCCTACTCAGCACGCCGCGCTTTAGCACGCATAATCGCCATTAACCGTCCTACACTACGCCCAATCAGCGCCCCACCGGAAATCGGCGTAAAACACCTTTGTCTTGTCCTTGTCGGTCAGTGCCGCCACGATGCCCACCGGCACCGTCAGCGTCCCGACGCCGTCCGCCAGCGCCCCGGCCGTATCCGACAGATACACCGGCGCACCGTACGCCTGACTCGTCAGCGTATAGCCATAGACCGCGCCCTCTTTCACGCAGGTCACCGCCTGGCCCGCTCCGGCCGCATTCAGCGCAATGCCGCGGGCCTGCTGTTTGCCGCTCGCGTTCGCATCCGCCACCCCGAGCGTGCCCGAGGTGTCCATATAAACCGCCTGCCCTTTGGTGATGGCCGCCGCAGCGATGCCATTGAACGTCACTGCCTTTTGCGGATCCACCAGCCCCACCTTTGCCGCAGTTACCACAATATCTGCCATCTCTCAACCTCCTCCTACCAGCGCACCGTCGGCCGCGGTGCGGCCTCTGCGCTGCTTGTCTGTTGTCCCGTGCTCCGCCCCCCGCTCCTGGGAGGCGTGCCCGGCGCTCTGTTTTCCGTTTTCAGCAGGTACGCCTTTTCCTTCGACAGCTTTTCCAGCGCCTTTTTGACGCCGCTCACCACGCCCTCGTCGTCGACCGCCACCCCGGCCAGGTCCGCCAGATGGTACGCATCCTCCGGATTCGCGAAACCCAGTTCCGCCGCCACCACCCGCACCTCCGCCCGGATCAGCCGGCTGTTGATCTCCGCCTCCCGCGCCTGCGCCGCGGCTCCCGCCGCCTCCGCCTGCGCCTTGGCCTCGTCCCGCTCTTTTTCCAGCCGCTGCGTCTCGCTGAGCTGCGCTTCCTCGAACTCTTTCAGCTTCTTCGCCGCCTTTTTCAGATCCTCATAATCCGCGTACCGGGTGCGTTCCCGTTCCAACCGCTCGCGAATAATGCGGTCCACATCGGCCTGCGTAAACGCCTTCGACTCCGACTGCTCGCCCTGGTCGCCCGCCGGCACCTGCTGCTCATTCGTTTCCTGATTCTGCTCGTTCGGATCCATCGTTCCCTCTCCCCGGATTTATCCCGTTTCCGTAAACGTATCCCATTTGGAGTGCGGCCCCGGCCTTGCCGGGCGCTTGCTGCCGCATCGCGCGTCCCCGCGCGCCCACGCCCATCCCGCCTAGTACGCAATGAACGCCGTATTCGCGTTCGCGCTCTGATCGCTCAGCCACACAATCACATCGCTCCCAGTCTGATAGTTGACGATGTAATCCGTCCACTCCACCAGTGCCGCTGAGGTGTTCAGCCCTGCAGCCGCCACCGGGCTCGCCAGCACAAACAGTACCCCGTCCTGCAGGATGGCCTGCCCCAAAGCCTCCTCGTCCGTGCTGTCCCATTTGTACATCGCGTCCAGCCAGACGTTGTGAGCCCCCAGGTTCAGCGACTCGCTCAGCGTCGACGTGAACTTGATCCCGTCCACCGTATCGCAGTTGGCATTGCAGGCGCTGATATTGATCTCCACCCAGGTCCAGGTGTCCGCAGCCACCGCCGGCACGTCGTAGCTCTGGTCCGTGCCGTTGGTATCGTCCAACGTCAATTTGAAATCGCCCGCGCTGGTCGCCACACTCGACCGCAGATAGAACCCAATGCTCTCATTGCCCGACAGATCGTCTTGAGCAATCGTCCCATCCACCCCGTCGCCCACGGTATACGCCGCGGTGAATGCGATCTTGACGCTGTTGGTCGTGGCCCGATACGTGGTAGTGTCTGCCGTAATGGCCACCGCCGTCCCGCTGTCGATCTCGGCCCACTCTCCCGTCGGCGTCGCGTCAATGTACGCCGTCGATTCCGTCGTGCCGTTGGTGCCCGTCAGCAGGCCCACAGCCGTAATCCGCGGCAGCCCGATGAGCTGGTTTTTGGCCCCCGCGTTTCCGCCCGTCTCCTCCGCCTCCACCGTCAGATCGCCGTTGTCCAGCGTCACATTCCCCGCCGCCGTAATGACCGAGGCCACCTCCAGCGTCGATGCCAGATCGACCGCCCCGGCCACGTCCAGCGTACTGTCCATGTCCACCGCGCCGTCAAAATCCGCCGTGCTGTCAAACTCCACCGCGCCGTCGAAATCGACCGCCCCGTCAAACTCTACGGCGCCCAGAAAATCCGACGCATTGTTCACCGTGATCCGGTCCGCCACCAGCCACTGGACCCGTTCCCGGCCCCCGGCCGCCACCAGCGCCAGCACCACCGCCAACAGCACCATCGTCGCCATCAGCGGCCATCGTCTCCGTCCCATTCCGTCTCTCATCGTCCCTCCTCTCCGTAGGGGCGAGGCACTGCCTCGCCCTCCCCTGTTCCGATAACGCCGATTATGCGCCCTCAAATCCGTCATTCCCGCGAACGCGGGGATCCATGTACGGGCGAGGCATGCCTCGCCTGCTCATCCCCCAATCGCCTTCATCCCCCACATCACCAACAAATCCCACAACTGCCCCATCCCGCTGAACCAATCCGCAAACCCTCGCGCCTGGCTCAGCTCCTCCGCCGGAGCCCCGGCCACCCACTCCCGCAGCTCCGCCACCACCGTCTCCCGGTCCGCCGTATTCACCGGCCTCAGCGTGCACATGCAATGCGGATGGTCAGGATAATCCGGCACCTGCTCCAGCGGATACACCCCCGGCCCCATGCCGTAATCCGCCTCCGATTTCGCCCGGCACTCGCACGGCCAATCCTGCTCCCGGCTCGGGCTCAGCACCCACTGCATCGCCCCCACAAACGGGTTCGCCTTCGCCGCCCCCATCGCCGCCCGGCCCGCCGCCGCCGTGATCTCGGTCCGCGCCAGCCGCCGCGCGTCATAGCTCCCCCATCGACCGTACGGTTTCGCCGTTTTCACCCCGGCCCGCTCAGGCTGCAGGAACTCCTCCAGCAGTTTCGCGATTTTCACCGCGCTCGTCCCCTGCCGGATCTCGTGCGCCAGGAGGGCGTCGATCATGTTCCGCGTTTTGGCATCCGCCCGCCAGATCCGGTCGCTCAGCCGGTACCCATCGTGGGGGTGGACGAACAGGTGCAGCGCGTCGTACAGGATCCCCCGCAGATGAAACAGCCACGGGTAAAACCCCGTGAACGGCGTGCTACTGGCCACCTGCCAACCTCCGGGCCCACCTCTGCGCCAGCGCCGCCCGCAGGTCCTCTGGCAGGACCCGCCGCAGCCGTTTGGCCTCCTCCTCCAGCGCGAAATCAATCAGCCGCATCTGCCCCCGCTCCAGGATCCGCGCGTACGCGCTCCGCGGCCGGTTCTCCTCGTCGAACGGCAGCCGGCTGTCGCCCACAATCGCCCGGCTCACCAACCGCCGCGCCTCCGCCTGCACCTGCCCCAGCCGCTCCGCCGGCACCGTCCCGTCAGGACCCGCATACCGCATCACCACCTGCCCGATCTCCCTGGCCAGGCCGTCGAACAGCGCCGTCATCTCCCCCTCCGCTGTTCGCAATGCGGAACGCAGCTCCCGCTGTTCCCTACTCGCCATCGTCCTCGGCTCCGTCACCCTCGCCAGCATCGTCATTCCCCAATTCCGGGAACGCGGCCACCGCCCGCTCCACGCCGCGCCAGCTCTGCTCCTCCAACGCCGCGGCCAGCCGCGCCAGCGCCTTCGGCTCCCACCCGGCCACCTCCGCCAGATAGAACTCCAGAGGCATCCCGGCCCGCACCGCCTCGCCGATGGCCTTCCATTCCTCGTTCCGCAGTTCGATATCGTCCAACGGATCCTGGGCAAACACCGGCCGCTTGGCAATCGCATGGTCCAGGTCCCCGGCGCCATAGCTCTCCAGCCCAAACCCCTGATAGCCCTCGTACCCCCGGAATCCGCCGATGGCCACCGCCATCTGCTGCGCCCGCACCAACCCGTCGTCGTACGAGGTCCGCCGCATCTGCACCTTCGCCTCGGCCCGCTGCCGCGCCACCCGCAGCGCCCGCCCGCTCGCGTCGCCCGAGGCCGTCCAGATGTCCATCTGCAGCTCCGGATAGTCCCGCTCCAGCTCGCCCAGCAGATCCCGCAGATACTCCAATGTCCCGGCAATGTCCAGCGGCGCCACCAGCGGGATCGCCCCCGCTGCCGGGTCCGACGCATAGAACGCCGCAATCTCCTCCCGCCCCGGCTCTGGCCGCTCCGTCGCCGCGCTCGTGCCCTGGTACGTCTCGCTGTCCCTCGACGTCGCCGCCGGCGTGCTCGCCGGCTTGCTCACCCCCGTGAACAGCCAGCGACTGTCGACCGTCTTGCGCACCTGGTCGCTCAGCTTGCTGGCCAGGTCGTCGACCTCCTGAAATTTCGTACGCCCGGCGTGCATCTCGCTCCAGCCCCACGCCAGGCCCATGTTCGCGTGCTGCACCACCACCAGCGGCACGAACCCATACGGCTGCTGCCACTCGGTCACCTGCCGCGCCTGCCCGTCGATGATCGCCTCCTGGCCCGGCCAGGCATAGGGCGCATCGTTCAGATAGGTCCTATAAATGACATTATCGCCGCTGCGCTCCGCCGTCTCCCGGTACGTCACCATCCGGTTCGGCGATTCCGGGTGGGCCCGCGGCTCCTCGAACTCGTAGCCCCTCACGTTCCCGAACGGATCCACCTCGACGTCCTTCAACAGGTTCGGATTCACCACCCGCAGATACACCCGGCCCCGCTCCTGGTCGTCCACCACCTCCAACGCCACGTCGCCAAACACCGCCCCCCGCAGCGTGAAAATGTCCTTGTTGATCTCCCAGTTGCTCCACTTCCACAGCTCTGCGATAGCCCGCCGCAGCGCCTCGTTCTTCGTCTCGATCGGCAGCGCGCTGGGCATCCGCTCCCCGTCGCCGGCCTCCGGGTCCAGCACCCCGCCCATCAGATGCGTCTGCCAGAACACCCCCAACCTGTAGGCCGGATTATAGATGTTGCGGATGTACCGGTACAGACCGTACTGCACACGGTAGGCGTGGCTCCAGGTGTGCAGGTTGCGATAGGCGTTGTTCTCGAAAAAACTCCATAGCATCGCGTACCGCAGCCGCCGCGCCTCGAAATCGCCAAAATCCCCGCCGCCCCCCGGCTCCGTCACCAGGTACGGCTCTCGAAACGCCCTATATGCTGCCACGAATCGCTCCCTCAAATTCGCCAATCAATTGCCCTCCAATTTGGAGTGCGGCCCCGGCCTTGCCGGGCGCTTGCTGCCGCATCGCGTGTACTCACGCGCCCCTACCCCATCTCCACCAACAGCGGCGCATCGGCCCCAATCCGCCGCCTGGCGATCTCGCAATAATCCGCGTCCAATTCGATGCCCACAAACGACCGCCCTTCCCGAACCGCCGCGATGCCCGTACTGCCGCTGCCCATAAACGGGTCGAGGATGATACCCCCCGTCGGCGTCTTGGTCAGACGGCAGAGGTACTGCATCAGCGCCAGCGGCTTGACCGTGGGGTGGTGGTTGGCGCGGGCGGTGTTTGCCGTCGCACTATGACCAACCCTGTCACCCCAGTCGTCTGAGCCGCCATTTTTGCGTGGGTCGCTTTCTTTGCGCGTTATTGCCTCCATCCCCTCCAGCCCCGCATTGCGCTCCGACCGGCTGGCCTTGGCGCAATAGAAAAACCGCGACGCCCCGCCGGTGTCGCCGTGGTTGTATGTCGGCATCCCTACCCCACCACCGTAAGCACCATTCCCGCCTATGGTGTAGGTCCGCCCATAGCCGCTTAACCCTGGTTTGCCCCCGCCGCTCTCCCCGCTCTGCTCATCAAGCATCGCTGCTGCCTCTTCGTCCAGAATCACATTCGCGGGCCAGCGGCCTTGGGGATTACTGATGTAATCATAGGTTGCGCTGTCCCCGTAGCATTTGCCCTGGCCTTTCGCGCCACCGCCAAGTCTGTCTCTATTGTCCCCTGTCTCTATCCGCCCCCCGTCCACCCACAGCCCGGCGACGCCCCACGCCAGTGCGTTCTGGGCAAATGTGCCATCGGTCGGCTTCATGGCGACGATGATCGGCTCCCATGCGGGCTTGAGCGCGGTCCCCCAGCCGTCCCACAGCGCAGCGGCGTCGGTGGCGGGCGCGGTGATGTCCCATATCTTTTCTTTTGCGCCTGGTTCACTCATCCAGGGACGTTGCCATCCTTCGTGTTGGTTCTGCGTAGCCCTTCCGCCGCCAGCTTTCGGCTTGCGTCCCACCACTTCCCTTTCCGCTCCCGCAGCCTTGTCGATGGATTTTCCTATTGCATGGCTCTTTGGGAAACCACTCCCGTACAGCCACATCACCACGTCGCGGATCTCAAATCCTGCATCCTCGACGGCGGCCATCAGCCGGTGGTGGGTGCGCGGCCCGCCAAACGCCATCAGCATCGCCCCCGGCTTGAGCACCCGCCGCACGGCCTCCCAGTAGGCCACGCCGGGCACGCCGTGGTCCCAGTTCTGGCCCATGAAGCTCAGCCCATAGGGCGGGTCGGTGATGCAGGTATCGATGCTGTTCGGCTCCATTTCCGCCAGCACGTCCAGGCAATCGCCCTCGTGCAGCGTCACCTGTGGCATCTCTCGACTCATCCCCGCCATACCTCAAGCTCGCCCATCTCCAGCCCCCGCTCGTTGCCCACCAGGTCCATCACCGCGTACACCAGCGCGTCCACCTGGTCGTCGAACTCTCCATCGGGGAACATCACCAGCTCGTCCTCGAACGTATCCAGCCAGTCGCCCCCCGTCACGTGCACCACGCGCCCCGCCTCATAATAGGGCGTCACCGCCTCGGCTCGCGCCGCCTTGTCCTGCGTCCCCGGGCTCACCCGCACCAGCGGGATCGTCGTCTCCCGCTCCAATGTCTGAATCGCGCTCCGCCCGCTGACCTTGTCCTCCACCACCACCCGGCTCGGCCTCATCCGCTCGTACTCGCTCCGCATCGCCCGCACCAGCTCCGGAAACTCCAGCCGCTCCCGTCGCACCCTCAACACATAAACCCTATTATCCGCACTGAGCGCCGCCGTCACACACACCGAAAAATTGCTCTTGCCCTCGCCGTACGAGGTGTCCCAGGCCTGCACCGTTTTCACCAACCGCGGCAGCCGCTCCGGCTCCTCGTAGTGGAACCATTGCCGCTTGAACATCTTGCCCGCGAGCGCGTGCAGGTCGTTCAATTTCTCCCGGATCCAGATGCTCCGTCGCGGGCTGGCCAGCATCTCCATCAGCAGCGTCCGCAGGTCCCATTTCGCCGGCCACAGCGTCGTCACCCCCTCCGTTCGGATCGTCACGTCCACCAGCCGCCCCGTCTCCTCGTGATACACCGGCTCGTACTCGATCTCGCTCAGCGTGTGGCTCGTAATCGCCGACACCACCTGGCAGTCCCACGCCGGATTCTCCCGCACCAGTTTGTAAATGTCCGGTTTCAGCGTCTTGAGCGTGCCCACCACAATAATTTTCGTGTGCGGCTCCCGGAGCTGCATGATCGTCCCCGTGAACCAGTTGACCAGNCCGTCGACCCGCTCCTCCGTCCGCGTGTTCTCGTCGTCCTCCACGTCGTCCAGAATGATCACGTCGAAATGCCCGCCGGTGATNGCCCCGCCCACGCCGACNGNNTCGATNGTCGGGTCCTTGCCGCGCCGGCTGCGNTTCACGTAAATNCNNCGCTGCTGCCAGGCGCCTTCCTTTTTCCGGCCCGTCTGCACCTGGCCCCCGGCGTTGNAAATNTCCTCCGCNCCNACCGNGTCCCGCCAGTGCTGCCTATANTAGCTTTTAAGGTCCTCGTTCGATTCGAGCTCGGCCTTGATCACCCCCAGGGTTTTCTCGGCCTCCGTCGCCGTTTTCTGCACAATCAGGATCCGCACGTTCGGATCCTCGCAGATGCGCCTCAGCGGATAGCTGATACAGAAAATCTCTGATTTCCCGTGGTCCCGAGGCCAGAAATCCGCCTGGTATTGAATCGAGTCGTCGTCGACCCGCGCCGCCATCTCGTACTGCTGCGGCCCCGGCACAATCCCCCGCCGCCACACCCGCGCAAAAATGGCGCTATCCCGTCTCCCCGCCGCCAACAGCATCGCTCTGAAGCGCCGCCCGGATCGCTTTGAGCTCCTCATCGCTCACGTCCGTGAAATCCACCGGCCCGCCGCCGCCGCCCACCACCTGGACCCGCTTCTCGTCCGTCCACACCCCGGCCCGCTTGTAGTACAGCTCCCGGTCCCGCCACCCCGATTTCTCCGGGTTTACCGCCTGCTCGAAGGTCACCTGGTCCACCTCCGCCAACCGGCTGCCCCGCAGCCGCCGCAACTGGAGGTGCTCCGCCGTCACGTCCCACAGATTCTGACCCGGCCCCGGCTGCCCGTCGAATTTCGCCCGCCGGTTGTANAACCANCGCCGCGAGATCCCCAGCCAGTCGGCCAGNCTCTCGACGGTGGGCAACGTGCCACGGTCCCCTTTCCTCAGACTCAACCAGGTGATACAGAANGCNTCCTTCCACTTCCACCCCTGCTGCCGCAGGACCCGATANTCCTCCAGCCACCACTCCGACGCCTGANCCTCCAGCCAGCGCCTCCGCCGCCCGCATCAGCAGCGCGCCAGACGGCGATCTATCCTCAAAATGTGCAGATTGTGAATTGACATCATTATAGAGATCGTCGNCCGCCAGGCCCGAAAATTCGGCCTGGCCNGCCCCCTCCCCCGGNCCCTCNGGGATGACTACACGAAACTGTGACCGGTCCTGCTCAGTCCCCATAATGCCGATTATCCGTCCTCTGCCAGATCACCCGCGTCTTTTCCATCATCCGCCGCCACGTCCACACCACCGACCTCTCCGGCGTGTACCACACCGCCAGCCGCACCAGGTCCCCCGACGTTGGAATCAGCAACCAATCCCTCACTTGCGCGCCCCCGCATCCTGTACGGGCGACGCTGTCTTCAGCGCCGCATGCGTCGCCCCTTCCTCCGCCTCCAGATCGAACGCATACACGCTCACCAACTGGGCCACACCGTCCACCCGTTCTCGCTGGGCCTTGGCCACCCGCAGCCGCCCGGCCCGTTTCGCCTCTCGCAGCAGCCTCATCATCGAATCGTAGCTCAGCCCAAAATGTTCCGACCATTC